CCTTCTTCGTCAAAAAAAGTTTTTTCGGCGGCTCGAAAAGCGCCTGGAATAAAACCACCTTTACCGTCTAAGCCAAACAATAATTGTCTGGTAATCGGATCCATGCCAGTTTCAGTTCTTACTATGTTAGCTGCAAAAGGATCACCACCTTGTTGCATGGGCACAGCATCAACTTCGCCACCTTCGGCTCTTTGTACAACTCCAGTCATATTGTTATTAATATTATTAGATTGCTCAAAAGGATTATTGTACAACTCGCGAGCACCAAAATGATCGAAACCAAAAGCTAATTGTCTTAAACCTATATCATTTGCTTCCTGTAAAACATTTTTATAGGACTGTGCAAATTTAGGATTCATTTCGCCTCTGTCACCAATTCTTCGAGCCACTATTAAAGTTCTTAAAAGTTTAGTCAATCTGGGATTGCCCTGCACAAAATCTTTAGCTCTTTGACCTGAATAATTCAATGGACTATTCATAAAGTTTTTTACAATATCAGCACTAGCCTCACCACCTTCGGCAAACTGCATGATGCCTAAATTATTTGTGTTGTTTGTTTTGTTTTTCAACAAACCGCCTAATCCGCTCAAAAACCCTTCTCTACTTTCTAAAGGTGTCATGTTTGATGCGTATTTTCTCATCAAGATGCTCCTTGGCTTTCAAACAAGCTCATCATCTCGTACATTAAATTAGTGCCTCTATCTCTATCTTCGACACCGTTTGGTCTGAGAGTAATAATCCCACCGTCGTTTTGCATGTCAAAAGCACCAGCACCGCGTACTGCTCGGCCTGTCATTACAAACTCGCCATCGCTCAACATAGCTGGTATATCATCACTGGTTTCGGTGCCGGGACCATCTATTTCACCATTCATTCTTTGGAAGTCCTCCATAGCGACGCCACCGCCTTCGGCATAAGCCATTGGCATGACTGCGCCACCTTGTGCCATGCCACCACTTAGTGTTGGTATGGTACCAGCTGGTAGTAAACCAAACTCAACTGGATTCGGTGCTGGCTGACCCATGCGACGAGCTATCTCCGCTTCTATATCGTAACGACCAGCAGCATCCATAGTCGTTAATGGTACCAAAGGGACGCCTTTGGCATCTTTCGCTTCATCAAAAGCCAACTTACCTAATTTGTAAGCACCTAAACCTAGTAGTCCTGTTTTTGCTATATTGCCAAATCCACCACTAAAACCGCCTCTACGATTAACTGGATTACCTTGTGCGTCATACAACTGTTGTTGTTGACCACCGCCAAATATACTAGCCAAATTACTTAAAAATCCTGTTCTTCTTCCGCCTGCTGCTAAATTTTCTAAATTTTGTAATTTAATGGGATCCATTGCCGCTTTTTGTGCTGGTGTTAAATTAGCCAATTGAGTTTGCGCTTGATATGCCGCAACTTGTGCAGCAGTACCGCTACCTAACCCAAATCTATTTGCTAATCCTTTGCCTGCTTCTGGACCACCTAAGTAAGTTGATCCTGTTTCTCCAAACATGCCACCACCTAATAAACCTGATTTAGTGGTCAAGGCATCTGCTATTCCTCCAAAACCTCCTGTGGTCCCACCAGCTATTGAAGATATACCTGGTATGCCTAAATTTGCAATTCCTCCTGCCACGGTGCTTCCAACCGTACCCAAAGCACCTCCTATTACTGGAATTTTAGTAGCAATGCTGCCAATACCACCTAGAACGCCACCTAGAGCTGTGCCAACTCCTGGCACGAAAGCCGCAACTGGCGCTACTTTTTTTACTACCTTTTTTACACTCTTGAATACTTTCTTAAAAAACCCAAACTCTTCCAAACCTGTAGTAGCGTTGAGCGAGGCTATACCAGAACCAACAATAGCTCTTTCTGGATTGATGCCAAACTCCCTAAATTTTCTTTCAACTACGCCTTCAAACTCTTCGTCTTCAAAAAACTCCTCTGGCAAAACCACTTCATTTGGTTTGGCGTGAATTAACAGTTTGTCTTCGCCAGTTCCTTGACTAGCTAATTGAGCAGCCAAATCACCCAACGGTGCATTGACTTTTGCCTTAGCGGCTTCAATTAAACGGCTTAGTGCTAAAGCTTCTTCTGGATCGGTCGTTTGCATGAGTTGCCTTTGCATTTCTTCAATGCCTTCTAATATCTCCATTTTTTCAGGAGAAAGCTCTGGCATCATTTCTGGCATGTCTGAGCCTAATGGCAAAGCACCAACTGGTTCTTTGGGTTCACCAGTATTAGGATTTACTATTAAGTTAGGTAAGTTGTCAGCACCAACTGGTTCTTTAGGCTTACCAGTGTTAGGGTCAACCAATAAATCAGGCAAATTTGCACTTGGAGACTCCATCATATCTCCTGTTAGATTTTGTATTCTTTTTTGTAGTTGTTCACTAATAGCCATCTTTAACCTATCGTTACGTTGACACTACCTAAACTCATTGTAGCAGATAAACCACTAGGATAAGTTTGGTGTTCATACAAATTACGGAACTTAGTTCCATCAAATGCTTGGTGAACATTGGTAGTTGAGTTAAATATAATTGAGCCCGTTGCGAATTGCAATTCATCTAAGTCAGTATTGGTGTAATGACGCACTGAATCTGGGTCAAAAGCTGATAAATTTATTTCTAAAACTCTAACCAAACGGTTAAAAGTTTCTATGGGCACTGCATCGCCTTGGGCTATGGGCAGTCTAGTTTCTAATAATTTACCCATTAACGACGTCCTGATTGTTCAACATCTATTCTCGTCGAGCCCAAACGCCACTTGTAATCTTTGCGATCCGCTTCGGTATTGTCATCATCAGATTCAATACGCAACACGATTTGTCGGCTTCTAGTTCTTAGACTGGTAAAAGTAGTGCTTTCAGTAATTTGATTGGTCGAGTCAGTAGCTAGAGTTTGGTTATTAAAATCTCTACGTTTTATAACCACATTCACAGCTGGCGTTGGACTAGTGCCCAAAGTTTTATCAAAACGTAAGTCTGGTATGAGTTTTTTCAAAAAAGCAAAGTTTTCACCATCGCCTAAATCCAAATCAGCTGACTCAACAAATACACCGTCCATAGAGCTAGTGTCATCATTTGCACCAGTTTCATGTTGTAACAAATAGTTCACACTAGATAATTTAGCTGTAGCCAAAGGTTTGTCCTCTATCCCGGTATCTAACCAAGCGTAACGCACTAAAGAACCAATAGACCAAGAACCCTCTTCGTAGTTGTAAATCACATATCTTGATATTTCACCAGTAGCATCGGTTAATGACGGATAAAAAAACCAGACTTCTGAAAATTCGCTATTCAAGGTCGCAAAACATTTAAAAGCTTGACTTAAATCAAGATCTGAAAATACATAATCTTGCACTGTGCAAGGTAGTTTTTGCACGGCACCGTTGTAAAAATAAAAAGCATTTTTACTCATAAAATACACGCCAGTTGGCGAATTGACTGCTGCTTTGGGACTTATCAAACCAGCTCCTTCGTTGATTAAATTGATTGCAAAAGTCAGTGGTGGTCCAATAAAGGTCATGCTATACAAAGAAGTATCAGTCCAAATCAAAACTTCTTGCCTAGATTTTAGGCCGCCAATTATAAGTGAACCGCTAGACAACCTTACTGAACCAGCGGTATTTGTTGCTAATGGTTCAAATTGCAGCTCGTTTTCTTGGTCGCTAAAAGCTACCAACATAGGATCAACTGCACCTGTACGAGAACCACTACTCAAAGGGTCAGCACCTAAAACAATCAAGTGCCTATCGGTTTCAGAAGTTATCACTTGCAAGCCGACCGTCGGTACTTTGTTAGCACCGCTGATACCAGATAATTCTAAAGCTCTAGTAGATAAACCATTGTCTTCTTTCCAACGAAAGATACCGCCACCTCTAGGATTGATTATTAAATCTTCGCCAAAATTATCATGCGTCCAAAGTCTTAATTGTCCAGAAGCGCTAATAGCACTACTACTACCATAAGTACCAAAACCCCAAGTACCAGCTCCCCAACCAGTAGATGCAACATAAGAATCCAAGCCAGAATTAATCTGATAAGACCCATCGACGCCAGAGCCACCATTACCAGAATCACTTGAATTAGCTGTTGCCGATGCCGTGAAGGTATAAGTATTTATAGATGGCACCGCAGTTATCTGGTGTTCTTGGTTTAAGACCGAAGCAGTGATGTTGCCACCTAAAGAAACCGCACCACTGATGGTAACAAAATCACCTACTACTGCACCATGAGACGAATCCGTTGCTGTGATAGTAGCTGAACCATCGGTAGCTGAAAAAGTAATACTGTTGGTGGAGGTTTTTCTAATCGGCGTGACATCGTTAAAAGTCCCACCAGACTCGATATAGTATTTATTAGTGGTGCCCAAACCTAATAATCTTTCGCTACCTAATGATGTCCAGCTGTGTAGCGCTCTAGCAGTGCCTATGTAAGAATTAGCTGTGGCTTTTTCCCAACCACCAATTTTTTCCACACGGCCACGACGAAATCGTATTTTGTCGCCATCAACCCAACCGCCTTCGTTAGAATAATCAGTTTCTTCTTTGTTGATTCCTGCTTTGAAATTAAATTTTGTTAGCGGCATGAATTTCTACCAAAACAAAGTTTAATTATGCCAATCTAATAATAGCGCCTGTTGCTGTAGGACTTGGAAATACTACTGTGAAGTCGCCAGCAGTAGAAGTCTTGTCGCCGCCAAAATCTATTGCACAGATAGCTTTATTTGAGTTAGTAGTGTTGTACAACAAACACCCTCTAGCTGTCACAGTCGCCGTGCTAAATGTTAAATCTGCAAAATCAACTATAGCTGTGGTACCAGAAGTAGTTGGCGTAACATTTGTCAAAGCACTACCACCAGAAGAATAGTTAGTCCCGGTAGCTTGTCCAGTAGTAACAAATGCAGTCGTGCCAGCTCCTAAAGTAGCTGAACTCGTGTATAAAGCTAATTTGATGCTGTCTGCACCGTTGGTTAAATTGTGTCCTTCGACAAGTATTTCTTGCTTAAAACTCGTACAAATTGCTGAGGTTATGGCCATAATTAAAGCTCCTTTATAATTTTAGCCATGTCTTCATGGCCTTGTTGCCTTAATAAATTCACATAAGTCACATTTTTAGAATTTATTGCATTTTTTATACTATGTAATATAACAGAATAGACTTGATTTTGAAAAGCTAAAGCTTGTTGTTTCACATGCTCTGGTGCTTCCATAGATATGTCACAGATTTTTTTAGTTGCTTGTGCTGCCCAGAACTCCGGGTCATGTCCTTTGTGTTCGGAGGTGTGTACTGAAACTCCGCCTAATTTTATAAAACTATCGCTCATCCTTTGTATGGTTCTGGTGGTGCTACATCTTCGTTTATTTTTAAGCCTAGCTCTGCCAGTTTGTCGTTAATCTCTTCATAGTTGCCTATTATAAACTTACCTTCATGCGGTATAGCAACCAAAGGTTTTTCTAATCGATGAAAACCATACAATCTTTCTGGTGCTGGGACATTGCAATCTAATATGGTAGATCTGTTACTGATGCCTACCATGATGTCTTTGTCCATGAGTTTTGCTATCCAGAACTCAACACAAGCTCGACCAGCTTCGGCAAAGTGCATGTTCTCTTTGTAAGAAAAATCTATGCCATATAAATCCACCGCAGCTACTTTGTTATACATAGCAAAAGCCAAAGTGTAAGCCACAGTATTGTTAAGATATGCACACTTACAGTAGTCACAAACCTCTTGTAATGGGTACAAAACCGCTTTCGGAACTCTAAAATCTAACTCGCAAGTGTAAACAGGTATTTCCACATTTTCTAAAATATACTGCATGGCTTTGGTTTGTCTGCCTGCGTCTTCGGAATCAAAAAATCTACTTGCTGGGTCCATCATAAACAAACGATCACAATGATAAGTGCCCGCTGCTGAATTGATGCACCATACTTCGTCCCACTCACGACCGTTTTGACTGCCAATGGCGTAATCAACTTGTGAAATGCCCAAGCCTACGATAGCAACTCTCTTGCCTTCTAACTCTGGTATGGGTTCCATTAAGATACGCCAGAGCGTAGCTGGTCGTATCGGTATTCGTCGCGGGTACCACGACCTTCGGATAAGTTTTTCATCCTACTCACTGCCTCCTTGAATCTTGCTTCAAACTGAGCAATGACATCTGGAGGTTCTTTCAAAAAGATAGCACTTTCTACCAAAGTTCCATACAACAAAGCGTCTGGATAATCTGTGGATAAAAATGTCGTACCGCTGTCACTACCACTCGTTAAAGAAGCGGGTTTATGTAAATAATGTAACTCTACTTCGTAAGTTGAATCTGGTATAGGCGCCAACTCAAAAGAGGTTTCATCAAATAAAGAGTAATATTTAGGTTGTCCTGTCGTTGTACCAGGAGAGTATTCTTTAATAAACGAAGGGTGTTTGAAATCTAAGTAATCATAGGTGCTACTAGAGATAATCGCCAAACTAAAAGGCGCATAAAAATCTGTTGGTGTAGCTAAAAATCTATTTGAAGCAGTTAGCGTACCAGAGACGTTTTTTCTTTGATCTGGAAGTTGCACCATGCTAAATATTCTATCTTCTGATTCTCTTATGAAAGTTGGCAGCTGATTAGTAAAAGTCGTCTCACTAACTTGTAAATAGTCTTGCACTGCTGTTTTTAGTGTAGCTAAGGTAAAACTCATGTCGTTGTTATTGTTACAGATCCTAAATCAGCACTTACACTAAATGTAGTAAGCACAGAACCTAATTTACCATCACCTATATTACTATAGACCAAAAATGCTGTGTTATCGTCTTTTGTATCTACTCTTGCGTCTTTTATTGCTTGGGCATCAACCACGGCTGGTTTAGGCATAAGCTGTGGGTGTTTAGAGTTCCATTGATCTGGACCCACTAGCAAACCGTCCCAAGTTTTTTTCATATCTTTTAACTTGTAACGAAACCCGGTAATGTCACAGATTCCGTAAGCGTTTTTGTTAGATGCAAAAGCCATTAGATATTATTGTAACTCCTTAAATCTGGTGAAATTTTATAAGATGCTCGATCTTCGTCTTGTGAAAGTGCTCTATTAAACTCTTCGTCATAAATAACTTTCAGCTGAGCAGTTAATTGTGGATTTCTTTTCATAGATAAGTAATAAGCTAAACCAGCAGTAAGACAAGGGTAGAATCTGAAGGGTATTTCTAAGGTGTTAGTAGCTGCATCAGCATCGTCCATTCTCGTTAAAACATTCATAAACACTGTATAAGTGCTAGATACGTCTGGTGTAGGCCAGACTGTAATAGTAGGTGTCAGTTGTTTGTTGATAAAAAATTGATTTGGTTTCCCAGTGCTGGTCTTGGTAGTGATGTGTGAATACTCGGCTCGGCTTAATCTAGTCATTGGTATGTCGGTAGTGTCGCTCCCTTCTGTTTCTCTAATAAATACATCTAAGACATCTATCGGAGCTGTCGCATTGGTGCTATCAATATTGTAAGTAGCGGTGTCTTTGACCATAGCAACTGATTTTTGTGCAATAGTCCATTGATTCAAGCCTCTATTTGCCCACTCGGCAAGCATAATGTTAAGACTTCTAGTAGCGCTTTTTAAATCATACCCAGTGCGTAACTCAATACCACAACGCTCAAAAGCTTCTTCAATATACTCTGCTACGTCTGGTTCAAAATTCTTACTACTACTCGTTGCCATCTTTGTCCTCTTGAGCGTATAGATTGTTGAAAGTTATTTCGGGATCCATATAGCTCTCATGTTGTTCTGCTGAGTGAGTCCATTGCGAAGTCATAAAGTCTGGTGCGCCTTCGCCAACTCGCCACAATGCAGGATTTGTTGCTCTAACTCTATTGTTAGGTAAAGCGACAAAGTTGCCCGTGAACTCGCCAGCGTCAGTTAAATATAACACATGTGATTGTTTATGTTGAGCGGGATCGTCAGCAATAGAGTGTTCGGTGTAATCGACTGTAAACAAATATTTTCCTATATGCCATTCTCCACCAATTTTACATTGCCAAGGTGAGCTACTAACCCTATCCATGGTTATAACTGAGTGATGATGGCTCAAACAGTCCCATGGTTGTGCTAAATGGTCTTCCATAGGCTCTGGCCACTCTGCTAAAGGAATATCGGCTATAAGAGCTTGTATGGGCATCCTAGCCCACATAGCGCCACCGTGTATGTTTTCATCTGGATAATCTTCAAAATCTGTTTCGCAACCAGTAAAGACCACTTGGAAGGATAGTGATCTATCTGGCAAAGTGTTCACTGCAAAAACTAAGGCGTGTAGATACTCGCCATGATATTTTTGATGGTTAGCGGTAAATTCTTTACGCACC